GGAACTGGCACTGCATTTACCATAAGTGCAAATGCTGTCAATCTGTCTGTAATTTTTGCAGCATCAGATATTAATACAAGCACAGATGTAATCACTAAAGCACATAATTTTTCTACAGGTTGTCAAGTTATATTTAACAATGGTGGAGGAACTTCTCCAACTGGATTAACAAATAACGATTCTTACTTTGTTCGTAGAACAGGTGCTACAACTTTAACGTTGCACCCAACAGAAGCAGACGCTAATGCTGGAACTAACACAGTTGATATAACTGCAGCTGGAACTGGTTTAGCCTTTAGACTGTATGCAGATCAAACAGATTTTGCTGCAGTAAACGTTGATACTGTAACTAACCGTATTACACGCACACACAACTTTGCGACGGGTGATGCAGTTAAATTTGGTGCAAATGGTGGAGTATCTCCTAGCCCATTGGTTGACGGTTATTACTACTTTGTTCGTAAGATTAGTGATACTCAAATAACATTACATGGGTCTGCAGCAGATGCAACAACTAATACAAGCCCTGCAGATTTTAGTACAGTAGGAACTGGTTCACTGTTTGCATTTACACAAACAATCCCAGTAGGACCAATTATTCGTCGTATTGCAGCTATTGGTTCTGATACACAGATTTCTGTAGATCGCCCGTATGCAACTGCATACAACGCAGTTTCATACTCTTATCCAACATTTATCTATGTTCGTCCAGAAGGTTACAGCCTTCACCGTCCATTCGACGGCGGCGTTGAAATGTCCGTTGGAAGTGGAACTTCTTGGGGTTCAATTGTTCGTCAAACCCGTAAGTACTTCCGCTACCAGTCAGGTAAAGGTCTTCAGACTTCTTGCGGTATCAACTTCAAGCCATCTATCGACCTTGAAAGCATGATTAAGACTAGTGCTACAACTATTGAATGTAAGACTCGTCGTCCTCATGGTTTGATTAATGACCTCTTTGTGTTTATTAGTGAAGCAAAGGATTCTTATGGAAATACAAGTACTATTTACAATGGAGCTTTCCAAGTAACAGTAATCAATTTAACAACTTTTAGAATCAGCAGAGATGGCGGTATTCCAGAAAACCGTGCTTATGGATTCCCTCAGTTCTACGTCCGTGAGTGGCAAGGTGGAGCTGTCCGTACTGGTATGTATGACTTCCAAAACGGTATGTATTTTGAGTTTGATGGACAAAAAATCTACGCAGTGCGTCGTTCTTCAACTCAGCAAATAGGTGGAACTGCTGCTGCTTTGCAAGGTTCAGAACTTATCTTTGGAACTGGAACAAGTTTCCAAGCGCAGTTAGATGTTGGCGATTTTGTTGTTATGCGCGGTCAAAGCTATCGCATTACACAAATTGACTCAGAAACCCGTATGTCAGTGCGTCCTGAATATAAGGGCTCATCTGGACCAGAGAAAGAATTTAATCCAGCAACAGTTGTGAATACATCAACAGATGTCTTTACAATTAATGGACATGGTTTAACTGATCTACTACCAGTTGTTTATAACTCAATTGACGGTGAACCAATTGGTGGATTGGTAAACGGTAGAACTTACTACATCAGTCTTATCAATGGAAACACATTTAAACTAAAATCTGCACCAGATGCTGAAGGTTTTGTAAACCTTTCAAGTGTTGGAACTACAACAGTTCACTCACTTACACCTGCTAAGTCAGGCATCATTGTGACAAAGACTGTTAACACAAAAACTCCACAAGAAGACTGGTCAATTGACCCTTGTGATGGAACTGGTGTTACTGGCTACAATCTTGATTTGTCAAGAATTCAGATGGCTTACATTGACTACTCTTGGTACGGAGCAGGTAAAATTCGCTACGGATTTAAGACAACCGATGGACAAGTTCAGTATGTTCACGAATATGTTCACAACAACAACTTGTTTGAATCATACTTGCGCTCTGGTAACATGCCAGCTCGTTATGAAGTTGTAACATATGAAAACCCAACATACATTCCTTCCCTATTCCACTGGGGAACTTCGGTAATGATGGATGGTCGTTTTGATGATGACAATGCATACCTCTTCAGCCAAAACAGCCAGACTTTGGATATTCGTGGAACAACCGCTAAGTCGTTTGCTTCTACTGGTACTAACTTAACAAATGATTTGATGACTGTACAAACTCACGGTTTTAGAAGCGGTGACATTGTTCAGTTTGAGTCCATTGGATCAAGCGGTGTACGAGGAGCAAATACACAAAACCCTCCAACTAGAATTGTTGGATCTAATACTCTTGCAAATCTAACAAACGGTCAACGGTATAAGGTAATTGCTAACTCTGCAAACTTGATACATCTATCACCTCTAGCATCAACAATCAGCACTGGTGCATCATTTGCAAGAACATCTAACGTTATGACAGTTACTACAGTTGCACCTCATAACCTAACAACTGGTATGTATGTTGGAGTTTACGGAGTAGCAAACACTGTCCTAAACGGAAATCAGCCAGCAACTTCTCCAACTGGAGTTGCAAACGGAGCCTTTACAGTTACTGTAACTGGAACTAATACCTTCACATATCCATCTGTTGGAACTAATCAAACCATTTTGGTTGAATCTGGTTCAATTATTGCTGAAGTAATTGACTTCACTGGTCAAGGAAACACACAGTTTACATACTTCTTGTATCCAGATGGCTCACTAAACAATACTTCTGGTCCAAACTATCAGCCTCTTATCTCTCTTCGTTTGAGCCCATCTGTATCTGAAGGTTTGACAGGTAAACTTGGAGATAGAGATGTTATTAACCGAATGCAGCTTCGATTAAATGAAATTGCAGTTTCAACTGATCAGCTTGTTGACGTTAAAGTTCTTCTCAACCCACGTCTAAATAACTTGAACTTTGTTGGAGTTGACTCACCTTCATTGACTCAGATTGTTGAACATACCGCAGCAGATACTGTTTCTGGTGGAGTTCAAATTTACAACTTCCGCGGAGCTATAGGAACTACAGTGGCAAACGTAAGTAGTTTGTTTGAAATGTCTAACTCAATCCTCGGTGGAGACAGCATTTTCCCTGACGGACCTGATATTATTACTATTGCAGTAGCTCGTTTATCAGGAAACTCAACACTAGCATCAGCCAAACTTTCATGGTCTGAAGCTCAGGCTTAGGAGGCTCAGGTGCCAATTTTACGACTTGGACTCAGCAACCCTGCAGCTAACACAGACTCGGTACTTTACAATTCAAATGCAAACTATCTTGTTTCAGTTGTGGTCGCAAATAAAGCAATTAATGCAACTCCTGTAACAAAAGTAAGTATTTGGGTAGTACCTCCAAATACTGTTCAAGCTTCTCAATATGCTTATATAGCTTCTAATTTAGTTGTAGAAGTAGGGCAGTCTTTTGAAACATTTAGATTTGCTATAAATAGTGGTGACACAATTTATGTCAGAACTTCTGTCGCACAAACCTCTTTTAGTATTAATGGTGTATCTCAAGAAGACTCTGTTCAACCAGAAAATATTGCTCAAACTTTAACTAATAAAGTTATTCGTGGCGATAACAATACTTTGTATTTAGAATCTGGGACTACAGGACAACGACCTGCATCAGCTGAGACAGGGTATGTACGATTCAATACTGAAACAGAAAATTTAGAAGTTAAAGTTTCTGCTGGCTGGGAAGAAGTAGGTACTGGAACAGGTAGTGGCGTAACTGGCCCGGTGGGCCCAACTGGAGCTAGTGGTGTAACTGGTCCAACAGGTGCGACTGGCGCGGGACCGACTGGACCTACAGGTCCAACAGGTCCATCGGGTGGACCAACTGGTCCTACAGGTGCGACAGGTGTTGAAGGCCCAACTGGCCCATCGGGTGGACCAACAGGACCAACGGGTGCTACTGGTGCAAGTGGTGCAGCTGGGGCTACTGGAGCGACTGGACCAACTGGTGCTGCAAGCACGGTAACTGGACCTGCTGGGCCTACAGGTCCTACTGGTGCTGGTCCTACAGGACCAACGGGTCCAACTGGCGCTGCAACTTTTAGTGGTACTACAGACGCAACTGCAGCATCAACAACTATTGACGATGTTGCATATCCTGCAATTACTAGATTATCTGTAACTAATAGTGGATCTTCAGCATATCTTTTTGATAATCAATACACTGGAAATAATCCTACTATTTACGCAATTTCAGGAACTACCATTGCCTTTAATTTAGCCGTAACTGGGCATCCTTTCCTAATCAAAACTGCACTTGGCGCAGCAAACTACAACACAGGTTTAATCCATGTGACACCCGATGGAACAATTACTACAGGTTCAAATGCTCAAGGTAAGGTAACAGGAACTTTATACTGGCAAGTACCAGCTAATATAAGTGGTGCATATGCTTATCAATGCTCAGTCCATAGCGGAATGCTTGGAGTTATCACGATTAAGGATATCTCAGCAATATGACAATGGAAATAGTAGGAAAATTTGAATGGAAAGCAGAAGAAAGCGCAAACACTCCACTGCTTAACCTAACTATTAAAAACACCTCTGATAACAAGACGGTGCTAATTTCAGATGTAGTATGGGCTACTGGACGTGAAGATTTTCTTGAAGGTATTTACAATACAGCAGTTGAGACTTTAAATGGAGCAGCTCACTGTTGCTATCAAGGAAAAGTTTCTTTAGTAGAGGGGGAAACTAATGGAGCATGATAACCATAATCAGACAATAGTTACTTCTACTGATTGGTCATTTCCTCTTACAGAGATGCAGTTAATGTGGGTTCTTATGGCTATTATGGCAGTTCATCATATTTGGATGTGGAAGAAAAGGAGCTGTAAATGCCAGTAAAACGCTTAGGAGTTGCATCTCCTGCTGCTTTTGTAAACACATTTACAGAACTTGCTACTGCAGATGTCGCTTGTGTTGCTTCTGTTATTGTTGCTAATAAAGGTAATACAGACTTAACAGCTACTGTTTTTGTAGAGCCAGTTCAGGCTCCAGGTAACCCAGATAGTCGTGTCTACATTGTTAGCAGTTTACTTATTGCTGTAGGTCAATCATTTGAGACTTTCAGATTTGCAATGGCTGTTGGGGATAAAATCTTTGTTGGAGCAAGTAATGCAAATGCATCATTCTCTGCTACAGCTGCATATGAAGCAAGTGGTCGTTCTAACATTGTGTATCAATCTACTCAACCAGGTTTTCCTCAGGTTGGAGATATTTGGGTTAACAGCAACACAAATGCAGTAGGACTTTACACTGGAAGCGGATTTAATACAGTTGCAACTGTTGCACCGACAGGACCGTCTGGACCAACAGGTCCACAAGGTGCGTCTGGACCTATTGGACCGACAGGACCGCAAGGATCAGGTGTTTCTGTTCTTGGATCTTATGCAACTATTGAATTGCTTGAAGCAGACACCCCAACTGGTGCAATAGGTGATGCTTATTTAGTAGGTACTAATCTCTATATTTGGAGTGATTTAAACTCAGAGTGGGCTAATGCTGGACCTTTTGTGGGGCCAACTGGTCCGACAGGTGTAACTGGACCAGCAGTAACAGGACCGACAGGTCCAACAGGCGTAACTGGTGCAACAGGACCTGAAGGTGGACCAACAGGTCCGACTGGCGCGACGGGCGGGGTTGGCGCAACGGGCGCTACTGGCGCTACTGGTTCATCTGTAACTGGTCCAACGGGTCCAACTGGTGCGGCATCAACTGTAACAGGTCCTACAGGTCCTACAGGAGCAAGCGTTACAGGACCAACTGGTGGTACAGGACCAACTGGTGCGACTGGTACTTGGGACACGGTTCAACCAATTGAAGTTAAATCTGATACATATACATTAGTTTTAGCAGATGCTGGAAAACTTATTAGGTGTACAAAAGGCACAGCGATGTCGATTATTATCCCTACGAATGCTGCACAAGCATATTCAATAGGACAAAGAGTTGACATTATGCAGTATGGAGCAGGTCAGGTAACTGTTAGTGGCGATACTGGAGTTACTCTCAGATCTACTCCTACAAACAAGCTAAGAGCTACTTATTCATCAGCATCTATTATTAAAATTGGAACTGACGAATGGGTCTTGGCTGGCGACGTAGCTCTCACATAGTTAGGAGCAGGTATGCCATTAAGTTTAGGAATAGCTAGCGGAGCTGGGTTTTTAAAGAACCCTGCAGAACCTGCAGCACTTGGATATAGAGTTAACTATATTACTAACCCTTCTTTTGAGGTAAATACAACGAATTGGACTGCAACTGCAGGAGGAACTCTTGCTAGAACAACAGGTGAGTTTAATACTGGCTCTGCATCTCTAGCTGTTACTAACGGCTCTGGGTCAGGTGCTCAGTTTGGCAACGAGGGATCTATGATTCCTCTTGTAGCAGGAGAAGGCACTTATTACCTAAGTGCATATGTAAAACTTGCCAGCGGTAATTCACCAGCAAACTATTTTTTACGTCAGTTACAGTACGAGGCTCAAAACTCTAGTAGCACAGTTTCGGCAACAAACATTGGTATTCAATCTTTATCATATACAGGCAACTGGGTTCGTTTAAGCGCTCCTGTGACAAAGCAAGGTTCTGCAAATTTTATGATTATTAGAGTAGTTACAGGTTCAGCTGTAGCAGGGGAGATTTTTTATGTGGACTCTGTTATGTTAGAAAAATCAACTACTTTAAACTCTTATTTTGATGGCTCCAGCGGCGGTTTCTGGGCTGGAACAGCTCATGCAAGTTTTAGTGGAGCTACTCCGTACTAATCTGATAGACTCCCTCTAGACAAGGGAGAGACAAATGGACGAGTATGTCAATTGGTTCGTCAATGACGGACAGAAAAATTTTTATACGCATTTATTGCGTAATTTTGTAGGTAAACCTGTTCGCTGTCTTCAGATAGGTGCTTACACTGGCGATGCTTCAGTGTGGCTATATGAGAACCTACTAACCCACCCAGACTCTATTCTAATCGATGTAGACACTTGGGAAGGCTCAGATGAGCCATCTCATCATCAAATGAACTGGTCTACTGTAGAGATGCTTTACAATACAAAAACTAAAGATGGACAAGACAGTAGAAAAATTGTCAAATATAAAGGGACAAGCGATCATTTCTTTAGAAATAATAGAGAAATGTATGACTTTATCTATATTGATGGAGACCACACCGCATACGGAGTCTTAAAGGATGCAGTAGCGGCATATGAGTGTCTTAATATAGGCGGGATTATTGCCTTCGATGACTACCAATGGAGTGCTGGTCTTGGACCTCTTAAAGAACCAAAAGTAGCTATTGACTCCTTTTACAATGTCTATCGAGATAGACTAGAGTCTGTCTTAGAGGGCTACCAAAAATGGTTCAAAAAAATACAATAAAAACACTAAGCAAAGGAAAAAAATGACAGAGAAAAAAGCAAACAGCATTGCTGATATGTTTAAAGACACTTCTTGCTACACATATGAAGTAACTATGGTCGTACAAGTATTAGCCCCAACTAAAGAACTTGCTGACGCTAAACTAGAGCAAGAAGGCGGATATGTAAGCAAGAGAAGTGTAGTTTTTAAAGATTCAACTCTTTTATATAAAGATGGTTTAGATATAAAGGCTCTTCTACAAAAAGATGGCAAAGGCGGCAAAGGCGGCGCATCTGTAGAAGAAGACGAAGACTACATTTAAAAACTAATTAGAGAGACGTGAAGACATGAAAAAAATAACTTTTATAAGAGAAGCAACTTTTGGTTCAGACCCTTCTTTAATTAAAGATATGAATCAAAAAACTAGAGTGAAGCTTCCTCTACCCAAGCCAGCTTCAAACTATATTCCTGATTGGTATAGAAAGTCTGAAAGATGGGTAGATTCTGATGGCCCAGTCATATCTAACTATTCAGCTAATCAAGGTTTAAAACACTGCGTCTCTTTTTTAGAAGTTATTACTTCTGGATACATGATAGAACTTTGGACTGACATACAAGTAACTAAAACATACGATGGAAATACAAATTTAAATTGGCTTTCTGAGCCAGATCCTTTAGTTGTTAGAAGTCAGTCATCAGGTGCTCTTGTACCTAGACCCGCTGGGCACAGTGATACTCACTACGCTTGGGTAGGACAGTTTGCTATAAAAGTTCCAAAGGGTTATAGCGTTTTGTTAACGCATCCTATGAATAGATATGACCTACCCTTTACCACTCTTTCGGGCATAGTAGATAGCGATTCATATTACGCAGCTGGATTGCTTCCCTTCTTTTTAAATGATGACTTTGAAGGGATAATAAAAGCTGGTACTCCTATAGCTCAGCTTTTTCCATATAAAAGAGACGCATGGAGTTCTTCAGAAGGAAGCTCGGCTGAAGAACAAGAAGTTATTCAACAGTCTTATGACACCAGACGGTCTTTAGGTGGTTTATATAAAAAAATTCACTGGACTAAAAAAGAATACAAATAAATTTAAAATCGTACTGCTAATGAAACTAGGAGAAAAATGAAAATAGCTATCTACACCATTGCGCTTAATGAGCGTCAGTTTGTTGATAAGTGGTTTGAAGCTGCCAAAGGCGCTGACTATCTTTTAATTGCTGATACTGGCTCAACTGATGGCACTATAGAACGTGCCCGAGAGCTTGGTATTAATGTTGTAGATGTTCGAGTGTCTCCTTGGCGTTTTGATGATGCTCGTAATGCCGCTATGGCAGCTCTTCCTCTTGATATTGACTACTGCATTTCTCTTGATATGGATGAAGTAATCACTCAGAACTACCGTGAGCTACTTGAACCAATGCATGCAAAAGGAGTTACTCGTCCTCGCTATAAGCACATTTGGTCTTGGAATGAAGATGGAACCCCGGGTTTAGAATTTAGTTACGACCACATCCATACACGCAAGGGATACCGTTGGCGTCATCCAGTGCATGAGTGTTTGTATGCATATGGAATGGATGAGAAGCAAGAATGGGTTGAAGGTTTAGAAACCCATCATCACCCAGACCCAACAAAATCTCGTTCGCAATATCTCCCTCTTCTTGCTCTTTCTGTTAAAGAAGATCCTTATAACGACAGAAACGCTTTTTACTATGGTCGTGAGCTTTACTTCTACGGAAGATACATTGAAGCAGCAGCAGAGCTTAAGCGTCACCTAGAACTCCCAACTGCCCACTGGGCACCAGAACGTGCGGCATCTATGCGCTTTATTGCAAAATCTTTACCTGATGAAGCAGAAGACTGGTTGCGTAAGGCAATTGCTCAAGCGCCAGGTCGCAGAGAACCTTGGGTTGATTTGGCAAAAATGTATTACGAAAGAAAAGACTGGGTTAACTCATATGATTGCGCAAAGGAAGCTCTTGCTATTAAAGAGAAGCCTTTAGAGTATCTTTGTGAAGCAGAGGCTTGGGGAGCAGCACCTTATGACTATGCAGCTATTGCATGTTATAACTTAGGGATATATTCAGAAGCTTTGGCTTATGCGAAAGAGGCAGTCATTGTTGATCCTACAGATCAAAGACTTCAGAACAACGTAAAGTTTTGTGAAGAAGCGTTTATGAAGCAGACTTCTGCTTCTTAGACTTCTTTTCTTTTTCTTTTTGTTTCTTTAGTTGTTTATCTGCTCGTTCTGACTTATACGCTTCAACAGCATTTACGCTGGTGCGGCTTCTCCATGAGAACTCACAGACGGTGCATGTAACAATCTTTGCTGTTGTCCATCGTCCTCCACCAGGGACTTCTTGCGAACTTGTCTCTAGTTTTGATGGACGAGCACTGCAGTAAGGGCAATGCGGATACCTTCTACGCTTTGCTTCTTCACCGTTGTAAGAGACAGAGAGTGCACGACGAATTTCTACCTCGTCTTTACCGCCCCATATACCCCAGATCTGACGGTGCTCTAAAGCCCATTGAAGACATTGGCTTCTTACAGGACATCCGTAGCAGAGGTTCTTTGCGTCATAACGCTCTCTTGGCTCCTTTGAGAAGAACCAATCCCTTGCATATTTATTTTTAGGGTCGGAGCATAGGGCATTTATCTGCCAATTGAGGGTAGTAGCTGGTTTCCACACATAACTATACTAACCTACTTTTAATAAAAAGTTATCAACTATAGAACTAAAACACTAAATTTCTATCCAAGTAACAGCGATTATATCTTCTACAAAATCACCGTAATTTGTTTCGCCATGCTCATCGCAGACTGTCCATTCTTTTTCACCTTCTATGATGCCAGCCCAACCAAACTCAACATAGCCATCAATAATAAGTTTGAACCCATCAGATAATGAGTCTGAGATACCGTCTCTTTGTAGGGTAGAAGCAAGAGCTCTACGGACTATCTCATTGTCCATATCTACATGGTCTTCAGTGAAATAAATAAGATCTGTTTCGGTGACTTCGTAGTAGCCAGAGCCGCTCCATTCATTCCAAAGAGACTCACCAATTCTTACATCCTTCATATCTCACCTTCCTCTTCTTTTTCTCTTAGGGAGGTTAATGAGCTAGTAGGAAGATTATCCGTCGTGAAGAAAACAACTTTTGGATCTTGCATCTCAAAGATGCCAGCCACCGTAATGTTGCCGCAATTCGTGCAGACTTCTACAGCTCCAGTATTCACCTTCACTGGGACATCGACCCCAGTTAGACGCATAAGAATGTCTCCACTGCTGTCCATACTTTCTGGTTCCCATCTGGCATGGTCTTTTAACCAGCACACCTCGCAGAGGGACATAGGGGCTTGAAGTTGTTCACCACTCATATACCTAGTTTACTCCCTACTGGAGTAGGGGTTCTAAAAGATGAGAGCTTCTCCCGCGTTTAAGAGAGCGACGTTCTTTTGGTGTCAGACCGCCCCACACCCCATGCGCCTCATTAGCAATACCCCAACGAGCGCATTCAATTTTATGAATGCAAGTGTTACAAATTTTTTTGGCAATTAAATAATTGCCTTCTTCCATACCTTGGTCTGGGTCGTCTAAATCTTTAAGATAAAAAAATGTAGTTCCAACTTGAGCACAAGCTGGTTCTGTGAAATCCCACGGGCCTTTTAAGGTCATATATAGGTCCTTTACTTAGGCTCGTTGTATAGCTTCTTTGCAACCTCATAACCACAGCCAGCATAGCCAGCAATATCAATCCAAGTGTCTGGTTGGAATCCAGAGTTAGCAACAAACCTAGCGAGTTTAACGCCAATCATTGCCATAGCTACATCTTCTGTTGTGAACTCACGTTGAAAAAGTACTGACCATACTTTTGCAATGTTAGTAAAGTTTTCTTCTGGACCACCATATTGTTTATTACGGTCTCCATTAATAATTCGAGCAGCCTCGCGAAGAGCTTCAACTCTTGCAGGTGTCTCTTCAGTATTAACTGTAACTGTTACGTTTGTTGGGTTTGATGTTTCACTCTTGTTATTGTTGTCTAACATCTTTTATCCTCGCTATGACTTCGGCTGTATATTGATATTCACTTGTTATTTCAGTAATCTCTGAGACAATTAATTCATAGTTAATAGAGTGACTCGGTGGTTCAGGTTCAAACTCTTCGTCTTCTTCGTCTTCACTATGAGCACCTAAAAACTTGGAGATAGCTGCGTCAGCAGCTTCAGATAACTCTTCGTAGCTATCTCCAAAAACAACAAATTTTAAAGTTGTTGTTCTCATGTAAGGATTAGTTTTTCAAGTTTCTGAGGCGGATAGTGAGCCCCTTCAAGAGCTGGTTCTTTTCCGTCAGTCATCTTTACAATGACATCTCCGTAACGAACACCAACTACAACACCACGACGACCGTTATGCAGCATCCCAAGTTCGCCATCAAAAGCATCTGCCTTTACACGAACCTCTTCTGCTACTTTTATATCGCCAGGGCGTACTTGGCTCCAGCTTTCATTCTTGTTTTCTTTGATAACAATATGACCAAGAGCTAGTTTTGAGAACATCTCAATTGTTGTATTTTTGAACTCTGGAGTTAGATTCTCTAAAGAATCAAACAGTTCAACAAGTTTGAGTGTTGCATCGCCTACTGGCTTTCGGACTTTTGCTGCTTGCAACTGAGACTTAACCCAGTTCATATCGAGCTCTCCCATGAAAGACTCCTTTCGATATAGATTCTAGTGTGTTTTAGTTGTTTAGTAAAGATTAGATGGATACTTCTTTTAGAGAAATAGTTTGTAATAGATCTTCAACTGTTTCTTTCCATGTAGGTATCGCTTTTAGATATGATTCTTTTTGAGCAGCAGAAAGATTGAATCTTTCTGAATCCGTCAGGGTTTCAACTGTGCTTGCTAGATGAGTCCACTCAAGACCTAATGCAGAGCTTTGACGCCAGTCAGTGACAACGGGAACGCCGTTTGCAAGGCTCTGTGCAAGAGCTGGCGACCACCAAGGCTCGTTAGAACGGTATACAGATACCAAGGTTCCTATGGACCTTCTAATCCTCTGCTGAGTATCTTCAAGGCTTTCCCAACGGTTTGTTCTAGTTGGAACAACTTCGTAACGAAGAGTCCCAGAGATAGAGCGCGACCAACTTGATTTAATTGAATCGCATGTCCAATACTCTTTTGTTATAGAGAAATCAGGGGCTACATAAGGCTGCCTAAGCAGGTATGCGTCAACACTTATTGGGGCAAGGTTCTTTGCGTTTGTATTTGGAATTGCCTGAGAGACCTT